CTTCTTGAATACTGTAGTTGTTAACACTACCTATAAACCTGCCTGTAATGGTGCCAATTAGCACGCCTGCTGGGTTAAAGTAGCCGCGGTATATACTTATAGGGCAACCTTTAATTTTGCTGTGTATAATCTCATTAATGTTGTTGGTTGGTATGCCACTAATGCCTATTGTTACAGGATTTTCACTTGGACGCAATTCATTAGTGCTTGATGTAACACTTAGGAATTCGCCAAGGGCAGTGTATACTTCAGAGTTAATTGTAACTGGTGCATCGTAATCACTAAAACGTAATACTTGTGAACCGTAAGAGCCACTTGAAGTTGTTCTGTATTCGTCAACTTGTAAGCGAACAAACATGCCTACTTTAACGCTGGTGTATGAGTCTAAATTAGGCATTTACACCTCCACAAACACAAAAGCGCCGTCCCAACTTACTTGGTCCCTTGCAAATATAGTCCATTGAGGGAATTGAACACAAATAACATTGTAATCTTCTTGAGCAGCACCAGGATCTACATCGCCATAGTACCAAGGAAACTTGGTATACAATATTGCTATGTTGTCAGGTGTGTGTTTGTCTAATGCTTCAGCTGCTAGAATATTAGCTCTAATCTGACTCCAGCGTGGACCATCAGGTAGTTTAATAGTAAATGTTTTTTTAGGTGTTCCACGATTGACTGCTTTAACAGTACCATCTCTTGCTTGTGTGCTGCCAACTGTATCAAGTCTATTGATACTTAATGTTTCAGCGTTGTCTACTATCCATTGAAAGCTCATCTGTTTATCTCCTTACCGGTACTTTTCTTGCACCCTGTTGTGCTACTGCGTGTATAAAGCCAGGATCTCTAGCAATCATTGATTTGAAGCTTGGTGCATCTACTGCATTAATATTATAGATAACTTGTGAACCACCACCACCTAAGCCATTCAATGGTGTAATGTTAGCTGGTCCGCTAATTAGTTCAGGACCTTTCTCACCAACAACTCCAAACTGTCCACTTGGTATTAGTCCACCATTAGCAAAGAAGCCTGCAAACGGACTTGATCCTCCACCGCCTCCACCAAATGCACCAAATGTGCTTGCAATTAAACGTTGTACTTGACTGCGTAATAATTCTTCAAGTATTGTATTTACAAGATCCTTAAATTCAAACTTACCTGTCTTGGCAAATCCTACAATGGCATCTTCCATGCTTCTAGTTGTTTTGTTAAACAGTCTTTCTGCTTGTTTTCCTGCGTTAGTAGCGTTGTCAGCATAATCTTCGTATGCTTTCTTCCAACCGTTTGCAAATGTTGATTGAGCTCTTTTGACACGTTCTTCTTCGTCTTTTTCACGCTCTTTTCTTGCTTCTTGAATCTGTGTTATACGAGTTTCATTTGCTTCAATAGTTCTTGCAGCGGCTTGTCTACTTGTGATTGCTGTTTTTGTTGCTGTATCAATTCGTGCAAGTTGTTTTTCAATTTCAGTTGCATCAAGTCCTTCGCTTTGTGCGCGGATTCTAGATTTGGCTGCATCAGCAAGACGTATTTCTTCAAGTTCAATTGATTTTAGTTCACGCTGTATACCTTCAAATCCACTTAGTTGTGCAGACTCTTCTGATTGACGTATTCTAGCATCAATTGCATCAACTGCATTTTGTGTTTCATTACTTAATGCTTTTAGTTTATTGGCTAATTCGTCTGCCTTATCTTTATTAGCGTCAAAACTATTAGTTAAAGCGTCCATCGCAAATGCGTAGGTGTCAACACTTATTTTACCTTCTGATAACTGTTCGTCCAGACGTGCTATTGCTTGTTCAGTAAATTCAACTTCTTGTGCTGCGGCTTCAGCACCTTTTATAATGTTATTATAAAACTTTTGAAAGCCTTCTACTTCGCCAAGTTCATTTGATTTTTCTTTTAGAGTTTCTACTTTGCCAGTTGCAACTTCTAATTCTTTTTCAGCGGCACGCAATAATCCAACAAAGTTGTCAATTTGTCCACTACTTCTTTCAAACGCTAGGTTAAGTTGTTCAATAACAATTTCAGCATCAACTACACGTTGATTAGCTTTTTCTAATTCTGTGCGATAGTCTGCTCTAGCAAACTCTTTTGCTTGATCTATAAACTTCTGATGCGGTGCAAGAACTGCGTTTAATGCGGTTGCTAATTCAGTATCGGCTTCTGTTAGAGCTTTTGTTTCAGCGGCTACTTTATTTTGTTCCATTTTAAGGAAGTGTAGTTGAACTAGCATTCCTTCCATGGCTGCAATAGCGTCATCGTCACCTACAAATGGTATCCAATCAACTAATGAAGCATTGCGAATACGTTCACCTAATTCATAAATTGCATCATCAAAACTGATAGCGCCGTCTCTTGCTTGTTTGTATATGTCACCGGGCGCCATCTCAGTTAAACTACCTTGAGCGTCAGAAAAGTCATCAAGCAATCTTGTCATACGCTTAATAGCGTTTTCATAGCCTTGTGTTGCGTTAGTTAGTTCACCAAGTTTTACTAATGCTCTATCAAATGCATCACCAAGTGCAGTTTCCATTTGATCAATTGTTGGCTCCATCTGTTGGAACGCTAAAGTAACTGCATTACTGCCTGATACCATATTAAAGAATGTTTCAGCAGTTAAATCTCCTGCTTGCGACATTTGACGTAGTTGTCCTACATTAATTCCGCTTTCGCGAGCCATAATACTAAGTGCTGGACCTAATGCTTCAACAATACTATTAAATTCATCACCGCGAACAGTACCTGATGCCATTGCTTGTCCAAATTGGCGGATAGCTCCTGCTGCTGTGCCTGCATCCGCTCCTGATATTGCAAGTGCTTGTTGGAATTTAGTTGTTACATTAAGGATTTCTTCTTCGCTTTTACCTAAACTTTCTGTTGCTAAAGTAAGTTTAGTAAACAAGTCAACTGTGTCGCCAAAGGCTGCTCTATTTGCTTTTGCGGCTTGCGTTAGTTTGCCAAGTGTGTTTTCAAATTCTTCATTACTGTTAGTAATAAGTCTAAGTTGGTTACTAAAGTTTTGAAATTGCGAAGTTGCATCAACAATAGCTCTTCCAAAGTCTATGATTTTATCAACTGCAACTACTGCAATAAATCCTTTAACTGCGGTTTTAAGTCCACCAAGGTTTCTTTGTGCACCTTTTGTGTCAATATCAACAGTATATTTTAAATCAGCCATATTATTTCCTTAATGCTTTGCGTAGACGTTGTTTAATGTATCTTTCAGTAGGTTTAACCATGCCTTCTGGTGCTTGTCTACTCTTACCTTCATCCAACGGTACTGCGTAATCATAGTTGGCTTTGATCTTACTGCCTTGAAGCCTAGTGCGACGGCGAGCATTACCTGTTTTGATAGGTGTAATACCTTTCCAGAAAGCATATGCTTCTTTAGGTAATAGATTAACCTTAGCAACTATTTTTTTTGTGCTAGGTGTAATTCTATCAAATACCATCCTCATCTTTGCCACTATGTTTGCCCTCTTACGTTATTCATCATCGCTTCTAATTCTTCTTGGCTTAAATCGCTACTTGGCGTATTGCCATCTCTTCCTTTACTATTTAAATAATTTTCATATTCAATAGCAACAATTGCACACCTAATATCAACAGTAGTGCCCAGTTTTAATGCTTGGCTTGGCAATATGCCGTAACGCTTGCACACTAAGTCAAGCGTTACCCAAGCATTTACTTCTCCACTGGCTCTGGAGTAGTCTGGGCTATCAGGTTTCCCAATTGTTTTATGCTTTCTTCAATGACAGACATCATTACATCAGGCGGTAACATACCCTTGCCTTCAAGAATTAGTTTGCCACTTTTATCTCTAATTAATTTTTTGGTTATATTTGCCATTTCTACAACACTGCCTTCACCACTTAGCTTAGCCAATTGCATATAAGTGTCAAGGTCCTGTCTGTCATAGATATAGAATGTAATTGCTTCGCCAAACTTTTCTACAAATTCTGGCTTGTCAATTTTAATTTCTATTAGTTGTGGTTCGTTTAGTAAGGTTTCTAAAAACATCTGTTAATCCTTTTTTCTGTTAATCATATCATTTGCAAGTACAACTAAGAAGTTTAATCTTGAAGTTGCCTTGGTGATATCTCTTTTAGCACAAGCAATTTCGTTACTTGCCTTAGCGGTTTCTGCAATCA